TTTCTAGATACTTCTACTCCTTGATTACCTGATGTTCCATCTACAAATGATATAAAGTCATCTTCATGTTCTTCTTCATTTAATGTTGTAACTACATTAGTAGCATTAGTAGCTGGTACATTAGATAAACCACTACCATCACCTGAAAATGATGAAGCTGAAATAAACCCACTTGCACTTATATTACTTGAGGCTGTTATATGGGTAGTACTTATATATGTACTTGAAGAAATAAAACCTTCTAAAATTAAATTCCCACTTGCACTTATAGAACCTGATACTGTTAATTTTTCTGTTGGGTTGTTATTTCCTATACCTAAATTCATAATTGAAGATGAACATAAGAATGAATGAACATTACCTCTACCATGTAATTCATGTTCAACTTTATTTGTAGTATTAGACATTATTTTTAATACTGAATCTCCACTAGTTGCTAATGTTAAAGGTCCCCCTAATATATGTGTTCCTACTCCACTTGCACTTATATTACCTGAGGATGTTACATTTCCTATAATATTAGTATCACCAACTACTCGAAAAAAAGAACTTGGACCTAGAACTGGAGCATCATTAGTAAATTGAAAATGGCTAGAATTAAATATTAATTTACCTGATGCAGATATATGTTGTTGGTTAACTGCGGCTCTATATAATCTCATTATAGAATTATCTAACATTCCAATGTTAATTCCTTTACGAAATGAACCTGATGCAGCTGTTACTTCTCCACTTGCACTTATATTACCTCCTAAACTTGCACTTAAACTAGCTGTTATGTCTGTAAAATTACTAAATGTTTTTACAGCTCCCGCTGAACCAGAACCATAATAAAATAATCCTGTGTCTACATTGATTGCTGGTTCTCCCTGTGCTAGGGTAGTAGGTATTGCTGAACCTGTTCCGTTTTTTAATATTATTGTACTTGCCATATTTGTTTTATTCTATTATAAATATTTAAAAATTTCCTCCATTTAATGTTCCAATAAAACTAGTTGCAAGACTTGCTGTATTAGCATTTATTGCATGAGATGAGGATAATTCAAAAGTAATTTCATGTGATGCAGAAACAGCAAATAAAGCATATGATGATGTTATAGCATGTGAAGATGATATTGGTACAAAAATAGAACCAGTTCCATCAGCTAATTGATTAGTTCCATCTGTTTGGACTATTCTTTGAAAAGTGTCCTGTATGTTTTTGTTTTCGAAGTTTTCGATTGCCATTTATAACCATTTTATTTTTGTTTTTCAAGAACCTTTAACACACCATTTATTATTTTACCTGTGTTTTCTACGTGATTTTCTTGTAAATATGTTGCTACTATATTATTTAATGCATTACGCTTATAAGAAATATTATTTACGTTTATATCATCTTTTATTAATAATTTAAGTAAATTTACAACATGATCTTTTTCAGTAATTGTTGGTTTTTCATTTTTAACTTTAACCTCTACTTTAGCTTCTACAATAGGTTTTTTAGTTGTTTGTGATTTAACTTCAACAGTTACTTTTTTACTTGTTTCTACCTCAAAATCACTTTCCCAAGGTGTAAAAAATGTATCTTCAGCGATAACTTCTAAACGAATATTACCTGAAGTATTTTCATCTATTAAACCTTTTAACTTTTTAATAGGAATTTCACATTTACCTCCTTTAGAAATAGTTCCATTAAATAATAATGAATAATCTTGAGTTTCTACTACTAAACGTGCTTTTGATTTTTTTAAGCTTGCTCCTTGTAGTGATATACTACATTCGAAAAGTTCTGATTTGTCTGTAAATAATTTATACATGTTTATAAATATTAAATAGATATGTTTTCAGCAATCATTTGAACTCCTAATACTTCTTTGACTGCTATTTTTATGTCTTTTGCTTTGATTTTATATTGTTTGATTTCTCTTTTTTTAGATTCTGTAATTGTGTTGCCGTGTATTTTTAGTATTAATTTTACTAATTTTTGTTTATCTTTTTGTTCCCATGTATTCCAATCTTCTCCAGCTGCTCTTTTTATTAATACTACATCTTCCCAAGTATGTGAATTATTATTCCATAAAAAATTTGCTTTATTCCATTTTATAGGAGTTTTTCTACTTGTTCCCATTTATTAAAATACTACATTATTATACAATTAACAGCTATAGTTGAAGCACTAAATGTTGCTCCTCCCCCATTTGTATTATGAAGATTAAAAAAGAAAACACCAGCTGAAACTGAATGTACTTCTACAGATAAAGCAGCACTAGAATTACAGTATACTATAGATGAATCTAATACAAAACTATTTGTGATTTTAAAATCTTCAGATTTTTGACTATTTAATAATGATGGTGCAACTACAACTCTAAACTGTGTTTTATATCTAGAAGTACTATTTGATGATCCTGGAGTAAGAGAAGTATTATTTACTGTGGAATTAACTACTACTCCCTCAAATGTAACTATGTCATCTGTTTCAACATCTTGATTCATCTTGTACAATTCATTTGCACCTTGACCTGTGTTTACTGTTGTAAATTCTACTGCTGATGTTGAAGTGACATTTTGGTCCATGTCGTATAATTCATTTGCACCTTGACCTGTATTTACTGTTGCAAATGTAACTGCATCAGTCGTTTCAACATCTTGATTCATCGCATACAGCTCATTTGCACCTTGACCTGTATTTACTGTTGCAAATGTAACTGCATCAGCTTCTCTTACATTTTGATCCATTAAATGAACTTCAGTAGCTCCTTGACCTGTGTCTAATGTAGTAAATACTCCTGGTCCTGTGGATGTAATTCCTGTTGTTGTTAATGGTCCTACAAAACCTGCTGCTTTAATTGTTCCACTTGCTGTAACATCACCTCCTATTCCTCTTATTTCTGATCCTGCTATTACTAAAGCTGAACAAGAAACATATCCACTTGCACTTACATTACCTGAAGCTGTAATATCACCAATTAAATTTATATCATTATATTCATTTACTATAATTTGTCCAAAAGAACCTGTACCACTAACAAAAATATTTCCATTACTTGCAGACACATAAGGAGCACTTCCATTACTTTGTCCTACTATTAAACCTGAAGCAGAAACAAATCCTTTTGCTGATATGTCTCCACTAGCTGATATAAATGTTTCAGATAGTAAAGCGGATGCGCTTACTTCTGATGCTGCTACTTGTGCGTTTGTATCTGATAAATTTAAATTTGAATCTATAAGATCTCCATATTGTGATTGATTAGGTATATCTCCTGTTTCGAAATATCCTTTTAATGTTGTTCTATTTTCTTTTGCCATTTTATGCTATTTGATTTGATTCTCCTAATATTTGATAACCTACTCCTTCTCCTATTTGATTTATATTTGTTGTTACTGAAGCTCCTCTAACTTGTTCTCTTGTTAATGGTTCTCCTGTTGGTAATACTATAAGTTCATCATTAAATACTACTCTAGATTTACTAAAGAATTTTTGTGGTTTTTTAGTTAAATCTTTATTTAAACTATCTGGTACTAAATATCCTTGAATTGTTAAACCAAAATTAGTTTTAACAACTCTATTTTCTCCTTGTGCAATTTCTGTTGTGTTATTATAAGTATCTATTCTTGCATTAAATTTAAATCTTTCTTTATCTCCCCAATAACTATCTGATGAATAATTTATCATTTCAATTAATTTGTTCATTTGAGCTACATAATCTGTCCATATTATACAAGAATATTGTAATTTAACATAATCAGGTATTACAATAGTATGGAATTCTTTTTGAGGCCTTATATTTTGTAATACATTAAAATTATCATATCTATTTTTTTTAGAATATTTTTCTTCAAATGTATAATATAATTGTGGATTATTACCATCTAATTTATTACCAAGATCTCTTCTTTTTTCAACACTATCTCTTTTAAACATAATAAGAGGTACTTGAAGTTTGCCTTCTTTATCTCTAAAATATCCATCTTGTTGAACTCCTTTCCATCTTTCAGGAGCTCCATAAATTACAGGTACTGGAGTTCTATTTCCTTGTACCATAACTGAAGGTTTAATAACATTATTAAAATAATACATTATTGCTTCATCATGGTCTTGTAAACCTATAGATACATCTTGTACTGTATCATCTTTTCTTGATGTTAGTCTTCCTTTATTTATACTAGATCTATTATCTACATTAGGAAATGATCCTTTTTTTACAGGAAAACCTTGAGCTTCAGGAAATTTTTCTGAATCAGTACCAAATCCTGAAGATAAGTTGTCTCTTAAACGATCATATCCACTTGCGGGTATTGGTCTTCTTGGATTTATTCTTTTTCTATCTGCCATTTTATAATCTTCCTACTTGATTTGCATTTCCACCATCTATTTTAGTTGTTGTTGGATATTTTCCACTTCTTAAAGGAATTAAATTTAATTTTTCTACTCTAGATATATGAGCACTAATTAAAACTGAAAAACTATCACCATGATTTGTAGTTTCACTTGATATTGCATAATCAGAATCTCTACCCATTATAAGTTGATTTTCTATTCTAGAATCTATTTCATAAAAATTATTTCTAAAAAGTAATATATCTCCTACTTCAGGTGTTAAATTTATATTTTTAAGTTCATTTTTTAAAAATTTAAAAGTAATAGCTTGATTCATATCAGAACCAAAATCATCAGATGACCATGATTGATCTAATCTATCAATTAAACATGCGATTTTCATGGGCTCATAATAATTTTTACCCATAGCTTCACCATAAACATTAGACGTTGTTTGTTCTAAAGCAAATTTATAATACGCAATTTCTGTTTGTATTATATCCTTTAAAAGTTCACTGTTTATTGTGTGAAATAAATTTATGTCTCTTGATTTTCCAAATAAAGCCATTATAATCTTCTTAAAGTATCTTCTTTATATTTAAATGATTTAACACCTGGTACTCTTAAATCTGTTTTAGACATATCAGATGTTTCTATGTCTTGTTTTATTTTTTCTATATCTTGTTTAGCATCTCCTCTTGTTATAAATTTAATTGACACTAAAGTAAATTCAACATTTGGTTTTTGTAAATAATCTTCAGGAGTAATATTTCTTACAATAGTTATTTTTCTTATTGCTCTAATTTGATCTAATACATCTGTAATATTATATGATGGATCAGTTAACATATAAGCTTCTATTTGATATGTGTTAAGAATTTCTGATAATATGTTTTTTAATTTAATCATTAGCCTATATAAATAAACATTGGATCATTACCTGCTGCTGCTTTTCTAAAGTCTTTTTCAGAAGCTTCTCTTTCTAATTGTTTTTCTTTACTAGTTAATTCTAAATCTGCTCTTAATTTTTCTATTAATTCTAGTTTTTCAGCTTGTGCTTCACTACATAAACGTCCATGATCTAAAGTTGTTTCAGATCCAGGAATTGGTATTACTTGATATTTACCTCTTACAGAACATAACATTTCTTTAGCTAAAGCTAATGTGTATTTTCTAATCCATTGTCTTCCTGGTTCATTTATAAAAGCATAAATAGGTGCTTTATAAGGAGCATTAGATATATCTGTTATTAAATCTGTTGGTTTTGAATTTCCTTCTGAATCTTCTACTTGAGTTTCTGATAATCCTGTATTTGGGTTATATGAATTTTTATAATCATACCATAATTTATAATTAGAAGTAGGTATAGGCCATATTTTTAAATATCTTCCATTTTCTAATTCAAAATGATATGCTGATTTTCTAATTTGATCATTAAATTCTATTGCTTGTAATTTTAAAACATCAAAATATAAAGGCATTAACATAAAATTTACACCTGGTGAATAATTACCAAATCCAAATGATTGCATTAATGATTGAATTCCTGTACCTGTACCTGCATAAGGGTCAAAATATCTATTAATTGCTGCTGGAGCTTCATGATAAATTCTTGTTATAGAAATACTACCAGATGTAGCAATATAATTACCAAGAGTATCTTCTAAATGAGCTACTGTAGAATTTCCTGTGTCAGGATCATATAAATCATACCACTGTTGACCTTGTTTTATATCTATGGATCCTGAATATGTTCTACCTTTTACTGATGACCCTCCTGCATTACCAATTTCATTTTGAGTATTTCCTACTCCTCCCCCTGCAGAAGCTCCATAATTTGAATCTATTACTATATTATTTAATATAGATCCTGTTGATGTTCTTATTAAAGAACCAAAATTATATATTATTGTAGCATTATATACTTGAGCTCCATACTCACTTGTAGCTTCTTCAAAACAAGAATAAAGATTTATATCTTGTAATTCAATGTCTACAAGAGGATAACCTAATCTTTGAACACACCATTGTGCTACTTTATCAGCATCAATTCTAAATTCATCATCAGAATCATAAAAACCAAAAGGGGTAGGATCAGCTACTAATCCAAAAGATGAAGAGCCGGGCCAAATAGGGATTTCTGCCATTTTTAATATAGTTTAGTTGTTCTCGTATAAATATGAAAGAACAATGGAAGAGGTTACATTCCGTTTAATAATTCGAATACTTCGTCTATTGCTATATGGCGGTGGTTATCTAATAATACTCTTTTATAAACATACTCAGAACTTGTAATTTTAGGTAAGTCAACTATTGCTGAATAATTTGTGTCTTTTAAATCAATTTGTTGGTTATCTCCACAAAATATCATTGTTGAATTTTTTCCTAATCTACCTAATGCCATTCTAAATTGTGAACGAGTTAAATTTTGAAATTCATCAACTATTACAACAGCATTTTCAAATGTTCTTCCTCTAAAATGTGCTAAAGATACAAGTTCAATTTTTTCCTCTTTTTCCATTTTTTCTAAAATAAGAGGTTTATTGTAAATTTTACGCATGTTAGATTTGATAGGTACAATCCATGGTTCCATTTTTTCTTTTTCTGAACCTGGTAAGAATCCATTGTCTTCAGTTGACACTGTAGGTCTTGTTATTATAATTTTGTCTATTTGTCTTTTAAAGAATAAATCTAAAGCAATTTGACACGCTAATAATGTTTTACCACTACCTGCTTTTCCTACAATAAAATTGTAAGGATGGTGTAAAATTGCTTGTTTTGCTGATTTTTGTTCTTCTGAAAGAGTTAATGAAAATCTAACCGAGCCTTTAGGGGGCTTTTTTGCTGTGTTGGGTTTTACCATTATATAACGTTTAATTATACATATAAAAAAAAGGACCGCTAATGCGGTCCTCTTTAAATTTAACAGAATTAAATCTTATCCAAATATTTGTGCAGTGTGAGAAAGATGTACATAAATATTTTCCGCATGAGCAACACTCCAATCTACATTAAGAGTAATTACTAAATCTACAGTAGTATCAATTGCAGTAGAAGCATTAACAGATCTTACAACAGTATCACCTGTGTTTGTAGTTATTTTACTTGTAGCTGCAAAAGTAGTAGCAGATAGAATGTGAATCATAGATTCTGCTGAAACTATGTCGTTATCAGCTACATCTAAAGCAGCACCTGTTGCTAAAGCTACTGTTGTAGATCCATGAGTTAAATTGAGGATCGGTGTTAATGTATCAGTACTATTATTATCAGTTACAGTACCAAAGCTTGTAACTCTAATCATAGTACCTACATTTAATCTTCCAGCTGGAATAGTTAATGTAGCTGCATCTGCTGCAGTAATTGTGTTAGTGTGTGTTGTTGAAGTACCAACAACATTGTCAGAAACATGATTAAACTTACTGTCTAAGATGTTATCAAATGTTCTGTTTGTGTTTTTTAAATCACTTAAACTTAATTGTCCCATTTTTTTTATTTTTTATGAGATTATAGGGATACAACTATAGTGGTCAAATCCATAGAGGCTATTTTCCCCGTTTTAATATTGTTAAAACAATATCGACCAAACATTGTTTACAAATATACATATAAAAAAAGAGCCGCTAATGCGGCCCTTTTTAAATATAGTTATAAACTATTTCTTACATATCGTTCAAGTCAGAAATGTATACTTTACCATAGAAATCTGGACGAACCATTTTCTTAGCATATCTAGTCATAATACCTTTTCTTGGTGTGAATGATTGTGGATCATAAACTAGAGGAGTCATAATTAACGGAATGTATGGAGCAAAGACAGCACCAGTTTCAAGGAATTGAGATCCTTTATAACCCATTAATATGATATTTTCTGTCATATAAGGGTTTTTATAAACTGTATATCTGTTGTTTATTGCACCAATCTTTTGAACACCCATGTTGTATTTGTCACTGTCTCCAGCAGAGTCAGCTGCAAATCCTGGGATTGCTTCTAAGATTGTAGAAACTTTTGGAGAAACTACCATCCAGTTAGCACCACCACGAAGAGTTTTCTGGTGAATTAAGTTACTAACTTTTTGTAATTTAATACCTAAAGTTTGGAACCAAGACATTTTCGTGTAATATACACCTGCGTCATTAATTGTTGATGTAAATGTTGGATTAGTACCACCACCTGCAGTATTGTTAGAGCTTACTGTTACATCTTTTGCAACTGTAGCACTCCAACCTTCAATTGTGTCAGCGTTTCTAATTAACATGTCTAGTAATTCAAGATCAATTTCCATTGAAATGTACTCACTTAAGATAGAAGTTAATTCTGCTTCAGCGTCAATTGAGTGATAAGCATTCAAGTCTTGAGCGAACTCAGGAGTCCATTGTGCTTTCAATTTACGTGTTTTAGCAGCAACTGTGTCAGATCTTAATTGAACGTTGATTTCAGGAATTTGTTGAGTAGATACGTTACCCGATCCTGCTGCTGGGAATGCATCTTCAAAGTCACCTCTGTCATTTAAGTTATCTGGTCCAACAAAGAAAGATGCTGTTACGTGTTCTCCATCTGCAGCTGCACCTGAAACTACAAATTCAATAGTTTTATTTGCAGTATTACGTCTTGTATATTGTGGGAAAACAACATAAGTTTCAGCTGATCCTGAAGATAAATCAAATGATCTGATTCCTTCTATATCTAAATTAGGTAAGTCTTCTTCAAGTACTGCTACTGTTCTTACAATATCAGTAGTTGCACCTGCGCCAAATAATCCAGCTTTAGATGCTGAAAATTCAGTATCCATATTTAAAATACCACCAAAAGTTGCAATTGAAGATGTTCCTTCTAAAGTAACATGACTACCTGTCATTGAGTATCCAAATTCACCTGCACCATAAAGACCTTTATCAAAGTCACCGTCAGTTCTTCTCATGTCTGCAGTTGCACCATAAAGTGATTCGTCAGCAGCTTTAAAGTTACCTGCTGATCCATATTGAAAGTCTAAATAAAAGATTAGACCTGCTGGTAAATTCATTGGTTGAACTGAAATTAAGTCCTTTGCAACGATTTCACCAAATACTCTTCGTACTAATGGAAGAGCAACACCCGCCCACGCTTCAGAATTACCAGCGCTAAAAGACGCGTCAGTACCTGTAGTGTTTGCTTCGTTTACAAGCTGTTTAGCTTGATTTTCTAATAACATTGACATGTTATTTTTTTCTGTAGTAGATTCAATTCCTTCTAATAAACCTGATCTATTCCATTTGCCTGCTAATTTAGCTGACTGCTCGGAAAGAACTTGGTAAGGGCTTGAACCTGCTAGTAGGTTGTTTACTGTGTTCATTTTTTTAATTTTTTAAAATGATTATTGATTAATTTTAATATTTGCTAGTTTTTGCATTCTAGCCACCATATCATTTGATTCATTAAGAACTGCTTTCTTAGGAGCTGTAGATGTTCCTGCAGCTTTAGAAGCCATTCCTCTATAATTTTCTTTGATTGATGTTTTAGGAGTTGTTTTCTTTCCTTTTGAGATAGTAAACGTATCCTTAACTGTTTCGTATATTAATTTAGCTTCTTTAACGCTTTCAGCTTTGTCTAAAGTTTCAACTACACGTAGTTTTTGTGCTTCAGATAAGTTGTTTGCTTTAAAAATTCTGTTAACATACAATAATTTAGAATTTAAAAGGTTAACTTCATTAAGTTCAGATTTCATTTTATTCAAAGCTTTTCTTGAATTTTTAAGCTCGTCATATGCTATATCTTTTACTTCTTGAAGGTAATCACCTTCTTTGATTCCTTTCCCTACATCACCACCGATTTTTCTAAAAAATCCGAAGATTTTTGTAAGAGCTTCGTGTGCTTTTGGGTGTTTTTCTTGGAATGATGGTTCATCCATAGCTACTTCAATAGCAGTTAATATACCTGCTGAACCAATTACGCCTGCTAATCCAGCCATTGCTGTAAAAATTTCAGGGCCTTCGCTCATCATATTATGAGACATACCATGTCCTTCTTCCATACAGTGTCCTTCTTTAGTCATATACATGCCTTCAGCACAATGACCTTCGTCGTACATTTTCATTTCCATACAGTGTCCTTCTTTAGTCATATACATGCCTTCAGCACAATGACCTTCTTCTAAATTGTTGATTTCTTGAAGAAGTTTATCTAGATCAAAGTTCTCATTTTTAGCTTCTTTATCTTTTAAAGCTTTTTCCATTGATTCTTCTGTATCACCATCATCATCAACGTCTGGATAGTCTGGTCTTTTTTCTCCTTCTTCCATCGTGTCTTCACTATCATCTTCGTCTAATTCTAATTCGTTAAGAATTTCTTCCAAATCAATTTCCTCATCTAAATCACCTTCTACAGTGTCTTCGTCGTACATACCCATTTCTTCTATAGTATCTTCGTCGTTTTCACCCAATACTTCATCTAAATCTACATCTTCTTCTTCTTCATCTTCGTTTAAAGATTGAGATAATTTTGCAGATAGCATAGATTGTAATTTTGGTGTAAAAGCTTCTTCTAATGCGGCCTTTGCATTTGCAAGAGCAACTTCACGAACAGCTTTAGCGTCAGCGATAGCCTCTTTTAAAATGTTTTTTGCCATTTTTAAATAGTTTTTTCTCTTTCGAGTCTCGTTAATCAATTATACGGGAAATAAGGATATTAGGATCCTTAATAGGATTATAAATAATCAGGGACGGCTTATTGAGAAGCGCGTATGTTTGAATATACATATAACAAAAAATTAGAAAACAAAAGAGGCGCCGAAGCGCCTCTATTGATAAGTATGTTAAAAAACTATTACTTTTTTGTAAAAAATGATGCTACCAAGATTAAAACTACTAATCCTACGAAACCACCGTTACCAAATCCTTCTAATAAAGAAGTAAGGTTAGCGATTACATCCATTCCAAATACAGATCCGCCTGTTAAAACGAACCAAAGAATTGTTACTGGGATTAAAGCCATTAATAATGATCCTAATCCACCTATAAATCCTGTTACTGTTGAAAATATTTTTTCCATTTTTAATTTGCCTGTTTTACGAGGTCTTTTTTAATTAATACTTGTTTAAAATTTGTAAGATAAACCTAAGTTGAAAGAACCTTCTCTTTCACCATTTTCATCTTCTTTTAAACCCATGCTGTAGTTAGGTTCAACGCAAAGCCCTTTCCACACATCATAAGAATAACCAAGACCAACTGTTAAGTTGTCCATTGCATCTGTTGTAGGTGCTTGTACTGAAACATATACATTTGCATTCCAGTTGTAACGGCCCCAAAGGTCGTAAGAAGTTTCACCTGTTGAATCTTCTCCTGCCTTTACCAAACCAACAGTCCAAGTATCGTTTACTGCGTATCCGAGACCTAAATTGTCAGTAAAATTTGTTGTACCCCATTCTTCGTTTAAATCGCTGTCAGGAGTGTTTACAGTAGTAACTACCATAAATTGTGCTGATGCAGCAAACGTTGTTAGAATAGCTACAGTCATTGTCATAATTAAATTTTTCATAATTTTTGTTTTAGTTAATATTTATTTTAATTGTTGAAAACGAGAACAGCTGACATACTGCTCTTGTGCGTTTGAAGTACTTTTAGTACTTTATGTTGTTTAATCTCTCATTGAGTTTAATTGTTTTGTAACCTTTATTGTTTCGTATACGTATAAAAAAAATTTAGAAAACCCACGTTTTTTTGCTAGAATCTTGTATTTCTTGTTCTATTATAATTTCCTATAGGTTGTGTTTTTTCCATACCACTTGTGTGGTTTCCCATAGCTCCATAACCTACATTTTTATTAGTATAATCATCAATTTCTGACTGATCATCATGAAAATATCCTCCTATACGAGGAGATGTAATATTGTTACCATCACCAGCATTACCCCCACTAGCTCCAGTACCCATATATTCTTGGATTACACCTTTAATTAATTCTCTAAGTTGCTCTTTAGTCATTTAATTGTTTTTTTATATAATCTCTTTTAGCTTTAGCTGCTGTTTTTATTTCTTTAGTAAATTTTTCTTTATCAATTCCTCCTACCCATTTTTCAACAACACCATCTTCAGATACAAATCCTTCATTTGATATATTAATAGCATCTAATAATGTAGATTCTAATTCATTTAATATTTCAAGACTGTTTTTACCTTTTAAGTTTTTAATATAATTATCATATTCACCTTTAACTCTTAATTTACCTTCAAAATCAATAACACAATCATAACATTTTTTATGTAATTTATAATTAGGTTTATCTAAACGTTTTTTCATTACATTACCACATTCAGGACAACATAAAGGCATAAATACTTCTTTTTTAATTGCATCTAATTTAGATATTGTTTGTTTTATACCGTTTTTTATTGTCCAAGTTTTTCTTCCTTCTGTCCAAACATCACCTTCTTTATAATCTTCTTGTTTTGTACTATATCCAATTTGTGTTCCTGTAGCATCACCAATTTTACCTGTAATTAGATTACGGGCTCTGTTTACGTCCCTTTTTCTAAATTCTTTTTTTAACATAACCTTATTTAATCTATACTTCTACCTTTATCCATATCTCCTTGCATAGCTGACATTTTCCCTCTAATAAATTCATCTCTTGCATCATTAAAATCATCAGAATGTACAAATACTCTGTCAAAATAATTTTTTGCTTCATCATTAAATTCTATTTCAACGTTTCCAAATCGTCTAAGTACTTTTTCTTTCCAATCTTCTAATGCCGATGAATCTCCTATTTCCATCATACTGTCATCTAAATTAGGAAATGAAATAGCATCGCTATATACAGGTTCGCCTGTTTGGGGACGTGTAAATTTTTCTTTTTGATAAAATTTAGGAAAAAATGATTTAAGTGTTTCAAAGTCTAAATCTTCTAATTCAATTTCATCAACATAATCATCTTCAGGATCGAAATCATAATCCTCTTCATCATCATTAGCTAAGTCTCTAAGTTTATCTAATGAACCATCACCATAAAAAGCATCAGGATTTTTACCAGGAGTCATATCATCCTGTCTTTTTTGCCAATTTGGATCATCATCTTGTTCTAATAAACGTCTTTTTTGATTCCATTTATGTACGTCAAATTTTTTCATAATTTATAGTCTACAAACACCAGTATTATCACATAAGATATCTCTGATGATATTATTTACATTAGTATATTTATATATTTGTTGTTTTACTTTTGCTTCTTGAATGCCTTGTTTTTTAACTTCCATAAAAGCACCATGTGTGGAAGGTGTTGAAACAAAATCCCAACACAATAATTCAAAATCATCTTGTACTTCAACAGTACCTTCTGTCATATTTTCTTTTACTGAACCCATACCACGAGAAGAAATACCAACTGTAATACCTGCTGCAAATAAAGCTTTTAAAATGTTTCCTGCAGGTGTAGATAATATTTCAACATCCCCCATTACATCATCTCCATCCCACCAACATCTTTTAACATTATGAGATACATTTTGTAAATTTATTACTGAAGATTCTGGGTGATCTAATTCTCCCATTGCTCTATTTTCTCTTACTGGACCCTCCATATATGATTCTACTTCTCTTTTTAAAATTTCTGTAGGGTAAACTCTACCATTTTGGTTTTTAGCTTCAGCACGTTGTAAAACACCTGTAACTATTAAAGGTTTATTTGTTTTAATAGCTTGTTCTGCTAATTGTCTATTTACTTTAAATGGTCTGTATTCTGTTAGTAACATAATTATTTTTTTCTTTTTTTCTTAAAAGCATTATTTGACATATATGCCATACTATTTCCTGCATTAAATGAAGCTCCTGCACCTGCTCCTCCTAATGTGTTTTCATCTATTTCTTCTTCTTTTAGTTTTTTATATTCATCAGGATATGTTTTTCTAACATGTGTTCTAAAAGTATTAAATATTTCTTTTAATTCTTCTGCTAGTTTATATACTACTAAATCATCAGGATTTTCATCTGATAATTTTTGCATATCAATAGATTCTGCTTCTATATCTTTTACCATATTAGCAAAAGAACGTTTATATACTACTTTAGATTTTATCCCCCCTGTTTCGGGATCTGCTGGTTCATCTATAAAATAAAATTCTTTTTCTCTATTTTTACCTTTATCTCCACTAGAAGGATTCCCAGAATCTTTTAAATCTTCTGTGATTATAGATTCTTTTATATTGTATATGTCAATAAGACTAACCATGGATTGCTTTTAACTCGTTTACTAATTCATAATAGTTAAGTAAGTTAATAACATTATCATCTTTTACAGATGAATTTTTATTTAATGGTGTAATTATATTTTTAGTTTCCTGTATTTTTATAGCTATTGCTTTGTCTTCAACTTTTTTAGAATATCTTGTAAGATCTTTTTTAACTTCTTTGATTTCTTGGTTGATATAAGACTTAAGAGCAGGACTATTACTAACGCTGTTAACATATTCTTTAAGTAATGTTTGTTGATTTTCTTCTAAACCTTTATATTTGTCATTAAATCTTTCAAGTAAAACTTTATAAGTAAGTAATCTAGTATCACTATCCTGTTTATTAAAATGTTCTAAAACAATATCTTTTTTAGGTTTGTTTTGTTTTTGAGTAATATGTTCTAAAAGTGTTACTTTAGAATTAACTATTGATAAAGCTGTAGCGCTTTTATTTTCAAGTAAATTAAAAATAGAAGCCATTATTTTATAGTCTGTTATTTTTGCTTTAAAGAAATTATTTATATCATATGTATCTTTAATTTCTTTAATTAAATTATATTTTTCTCTTCTTAATTGACTTTTATTTAAATTTTTATGAGCTTCTAATAATGTTTCAATTAACATTGTAGCTTGACTGTCTTTATTATATTTTTGTGTAGCTAATGTGTGGTAGATTTTATACTCTTTTAATAACTCTGTTTTTTTATTAAAATGTTTTTTTAAAAAAGACAGTGATTTTGGTTGATTTCCTGCAATAGTATCTGAAGTTAACTGTCTAGTTAGAAGTTCAAATAAAATTCCAGTATTCTTATACTTAGAATGTTTTATTTTCATTTTTTATAAATTCGAATTTATCGTATATAAATATAAACCTACTCCTGAGGCTTAATATTTTTTTCACTTAAAAGTCCATTATTATCTTCTTCTTTAAGAATTTGTTTTTTATTTTTTATTTTTTGAAGAGATTTTTTAAGATTTGCTACTTCTAATGTTGAAATTTTATTACCATCTGATAATTTATCTATTTTACTTGGTTCTAATCCTGTTTTTCCTAATGGATCCCTACTAAAATTACTTTGATCTGATTGATATCTTTGAGGTCTTTCTACTGGTCGACCAGGATCTTTTTCATCATATCCTGTTGGTACCTGAGCAGGACCTACTGCTTTATCTCTTTTATTACCATATAATGAAGCTAAATCATGAGGAGTACCATATGAAACTCCTGATTCTTGTGGGTCATTTCCTTCATTTTCAATTTGTGCTAATCTAAATTTCTCCATAGCATCTTCCATGATTTCTTCTTTTTGTTGGTTGTATTGGTCTGGTGATAATCCAAATACATTTTCATAAACCCAATCTTTACTCATTATTTTACCATCTAACATTTGTTGAGCTACTGCTGTTTTTGAAGTATAAAGCTCAACTTTTTCTTGTTCATAAATAATTGAAGGAGTAGTTAATTCTAATGAAAAATCAGTTAATTTTTCATCATCAAAACCCTGTGAATATAAGTGTACTAATGCAATTTTAGTTAATTCTGATTCTATAATTCTTTGAACACGTTCAACTGTACGAGCAAAACGAATATCCATACCTGCTAATGTTGATTTTCCTTCTACTCCTTCTTCATAACCTAAAAATGGTTTAGGTATTTTAAGAGCAGCCATCATTTTAGCTTTTAAATATTCAATGTCTGTAGTGCCATCATAATCTAAACCTTTTGTAGTATCAATTCTTGTTGATGTATCATTATTTCTAACAGGTATATAAAAATCTTCTGTCATGTTTTGAACATTAAATTTCATATTATAATCTCCTGTTGATTGGTCTATATGAGGTGTTTTCTTCATTTTATTCATGGTTTGTTTCATGAATGTTTCTATTTGTGAAGATTCAATAGATCCTACATTTACATAAAATATTCTTTTTTCAGGTGCTCTCATGATTCTATGAATTAACATAGCATCTTCCATTAACATTAATTGTTTAAATACTTTTCTAGATGGTTCTAAATAAGATCTACCATAAGGAAGATAATTAGAATCTGTAAGTAATCTAAAATGGGCAACTTCATAATTTTCTAATGTAAATTGATCTCGTCTAATTGTGTTAGTTGCTCCACTAGCTAAACCATTTGGA